ATCTCTCAACATACCATTAGAACCTAGAGACTATCAGATAGACGCATTCGTTCATGCTATCCGTTCTCGTCGTGCTTTACTTCTTTCACCTACAGCATCTGGTAAATCACTCATCATCTATCTAATCGTGAGGTATTTGAATGCGAGAAAAACTCTTATTATTGTGCCAACTATCTCTCTTGTTTCTCAGCTTGCTTCTGATTTTGCCGACTATGGTTTTGATTCAGATGTTCACATTCATCGTATATTTGGAGGGCAAGATAAATTCACAGATAGACCAATCACCATCTCGACTTGGCAGAGCCTATACACGTTACCTAAGGGATATTTTGAAGACTTTGACGTAATCATTGGTGACGAGGCCCATCTATTCAAAGCTAAGTCTCTTGCTGAGATTATGACAGCACTCGTCAACGCAAAGTATCGCATCGGTACGACAGGTACTCTTGATGGTACAAAGACACATAAGCTGGTGCTAGAAGGTTTGTTTGGTCCAGTTCGAAAGGTCATAACCACAAAAGAACTTATGGATAACAAAGTTGTGGCTGACTTCCACATCAAGTGCTTACTTCTTAAGCATCCAGATTCTATATGTCAAGCTGCTAAAAACTTTTCGTATCAGCAAGAGATTGAGTATCTGGTACTGAACGAAAGACGAAACCAGTTCATCACCAATCTGGCCTTATCACTTGAAGGTAACACACTCATACTCTATCAGTACGTTGATAAGCATGGTAAAATTCTCCATGAGATGATAAATAAGAAAGCTGATGGGCGTAAGATTTTCTTCGTCTCTGGTGAAGTTGATGGTGATGCTCGTGAAGACATTAGACGAATTGTTGAAACTGAAACCGATGCAATCATTGTCGCATCGTTTGGTACTTTTTCTACTGGGATCAACATTAGGAATCTTCACAATATTATATTTGCTTCACCGTCTAAGTCTCGTGTACGCAACCTGCAATCTATAGGTCGTGGGCTTAGAAAGTCTGAAACCAAAGACTCCGCAGTTCTATTTGATATAGCCGATGACCTGAGGTATAAGAAGCATGATAACTTCACCTTGAAACATTTTGCAGAGCGCATCAAGATATACTCTGAAGAAAAGTTCAAATTCAAAATCTACAAGATCGAGCTAAAAGGATAAGTCATAATGGAAAATTCAGTGCAGTTCGTCCGTCTGAATACAGGTGAAGACCTTGTCTCGGAAGTATCTGAGATCGAAAATGATGATAATAAGTTCTATGTACTTCATAATCCTATGAAGATCATCTATCAGATGAATATGAAAGGTGGTGGACTCACCATCTCTCTTATGCAATGGGTCTTTGCTCGTATCTGCGAAGACCAAAACTTCATGTTATATCCTAACGATGTTGTCACCATGAACAAACCATCTGATGGATTAGAAGATTACTACTGGGAAACTGTAGAACATTTCACCAAGATGAAAGATAACTTGGCCAAGAAAACATCGTTTGACAACGATGTTAAAGACGAGTCTGATTATCTCGGTGAACTACAAGAGATATTGACCACCTTCAGTTCAATCAACAAGAAGATATTACACTAACGTATCCAACCAATCCAATGATTCATATCATCGGGTACATAGAGACTATATCACTCTGTCAACCCCATGTCAAGAGGTAAGTGAATGGAAAAACCTAAAAAAGTAAAAATACATTATGTAGACAATAAGAAATTCTTCGAAGAGATTGTGGCCTACCGAGAAAAACTTCATATAGCTAGAGCCGCTGGGCTTGAAGACCCTCGTATTCCAAACTATATTGGTGAGTGTATCTACAAGATTGCTACCAAACTATCAACCAAACCTTGCTTCATGAACTACTCTTACCGTGAAGAGATGGTGTCAGATGGTATTGAGAACTGTATCCTTTACTTCAAAGACTATGATCCTTCTATTGGGCAAAACCCATTTGCCTATTTCACTCAGGTCATATACTATGCTTTCTTGAGGCGTATAGGTAAAGAAGAAAAGAATCGATATGCAATGTACAAACACTTCCAAGAAAACATCATCAATCAGCATGACACAAATTTGTTGAGAGATAGTGATGATAACCACTTGCTTCCTGCTCAGATGTATGATAATATAAACGACTTCATGAGCAGATTTGAAAAGAAGGAAGAAGCGAAGAAGTTGAAGCGCAAACAGGCCAAAGAAGGGCTGAATCAATTTTATGAGGAATGACAATGAAAGACGATCTACCAGCAGGGCTACCTTTTCAGGTTACTGACCTTATCCAGAACATGTTGAACAAGCAAGACGGGCATCATATTCGGAACAACTATCGAATGAGACTAGATGCTATCCGTGAAGCATGTAATATATCCATCAAGAAGTTCGATAGCGAAATGTCCTCGCCATTCAGAAGGTCGAAATGAAAGTAGCACTTATCACGGACACCCATTGGGGAATCAGAAATGATTCTCCAGTTTTCTACGATTACTTCAAGCGTTCTCTCGAACAGTTCTTCAAGGTAATCGATGAGCAAAGCATCACTCATGTCATTCATCTTGGTGACTTGTTTGACCGTCGTAAGTATCTAAACTTTCAAACGGCCATGCGTTGTCGTATCGACTTCCTCGAACCACTATACGAGAGAGGTATCATTACGCATATCATTGCCGGTAATCATGACGAGTACTTTAAGAATACCCATGTCGTCAATGCTCTTGATGAAATCGTTGCCAACCGATATTACATGATTAAGACATACACTACCCCCGAACTAATCAACCTAGATGGCACTCTCATTCAACTTCTACCTTGGATTACGGAGTCTAATTATGACGAATCAATGGATGCCATTAACAACTCACCAGCTGAAATCCTTATGGGCCACCTCGAACTCAATGGGTTCGAAATGTTTCGTGGGACTGTTAGCGATCACGGTATGGATGCTCGTGTTTTGGGTCGGTATGATCGTGTTTACAGTGGGCATTATCATCATCGTTCCGTTAGTGGCAATATTACTTATCTTGGAGCTTTTGCTGAATATACTTGGTCTGACTATAGTGACCCCAGAGGGTTCTCTGTGTTCGATACGGAAACTAGAGAAGTAACCTTCTATCAGAATCCACACAACATCTTCATGATGCTTGCCTATGATGATGTGAAGCATCCTGATATCATGGAGAAGATTGCAGAGAGAGACTATAGTGTATATGCAGGTTGCTATGTCAAGGTAGTCTGTGTCAACAAGACTAATCCTTATGCCTTTGATATGATGCTCGACAAGCTATACAAGGTAGGCCCACTAGATATCTCCGTACTAGAAGATATCTCCGCTTTCAAAGACAATGAAGAAGAAGCTGAGATTGACCAAGCACAAGACACACAATCGATATTAGATACTTACATTTCAGGCTTGACATTGCCTGTAGATAATGATACTATGAAAACCTTCATGCGTGATATCTACACGGAAGCATTGTCAGTGGAGCATATATGATTGTATTCTCAGTGATCCGTTGGAAGAACTTTCTTTCAACGGGTAATATCTTTACCGAAATCAAACTTGATGAGCCTTCAAACGCTCTTATCATCGGGGAGAATGGTGCTGGAAAGTCCACGATCCTCGATGCTTTGACATTTGCTTTGTTTGGTAAAGCATTCCGTAAGATCAATAAGCCAGGGTTAGTCAACTCTGTCAATGAGAAGAACTGTGTTGTTGAGATTGAGTTTGCAACAAACGGTAAGAAGTATAAAGTCATTCGTGGTATCAAGCCAAATGTGTTTGAGATCCATTGTGATGGTGTGCTTCTGAATCAAGACTCGGCCTCAAGAGACTATCAAGAACACCTTGAGAAGTTCATTCTGAAGATGAACTATAAGTCCTTCACTCAAATTGTTATCCTTGGTACTGCATCGTTTACTCCTTTCATGCAAATGTCACCGGCTGATCGTCGCACGGTAATTGAAGACTTGTTAGATATTCAAATCTTCTCGGTGATGAATGTGATTGCTAAACAGCGCCTAGTTAGCAACAAAGAATTGCTGGAGAAAAATCGCATCGAACTGGCAGGCGCGGAAGATAAGAAGGTCTACATTGAAAAGACGATTGCCTCCCTCAAACAAAACAATGAAGAAAAGAAGGCGTCACTACAACAATCTTTGGTCGGCCACGAAGAGTCCCTTGACCACACGAAAACAGTCATTGATGAACTCGAATATGAGAGGGACACTATCCTCAACCAGATCACCGAACATTCTTCCCTCAAGGAAAGACACCGTAAGCTTATTGCATATCAATCGAAAATGGAAACCAATCTTTCCAGACACAACAAAGACAAGTCTTTCTACTGCGACAACGACAACTGCCCAACCTGTAGACAACCAATAGCTTCAGACTTCAAAGACGGTATCGTTAAAGAAACTGAAGAGAAGATTGTTGAGCTTGATGATGGGCTTACTAAGATAACAGAAGAGATTGATGCCTGTATCACCAAAATAACTGAGATTGAACATCTCTTGAAAAAGGTTGATAACATTCGCAATCTTATCACAGGGCAAAAATCTAAAGTGTCAACTATTGTTTCTATGATAAATGAGATTGAAGATCAGATTGAACAGCTAGGGCAGGCTGATAAACTGTTGCAGGACAACCAAAACGAACTTGCGGTGTTGCAGGTGTTTCTCGATTTTCTAAACAGTGAACGGGCCAGATTACTCATAGATAGGAAGCTGATTGATACAGCAGTTACTTTGCTGAAAGATGGTGGCATCAAGACCAAGATCATCAAGCAATACCTGCCTATCATCAACAAGCTAATCAACAAGTATCTATCTCAGATGGGTTTCTTCGTCAACTTCAATATCAATGAGTCCTTCGAAGAGACAATCAAGAGCCGCTATCGTGATGAGTTTTCTTATCATAACTTCTCTGAAGGTGAAAAGATGCGTATTGACCTGGCCTTGCTATTCACATGGCGTTCGATTGCTAAGATGCGTAACTCGGTAAACACCAATCTTCTTATCCTTGATGAAGTGTTTGATGGTTCACTTGACGGTAACGGTACAGATGAGTTCCTCAAGATCATGTGGTCTATGATTGGTGATACGAATACCTTTGTTATCTCACACAAGACTGATGCCTTGTTTGATAAGTTTCAGAAGGTATACAGGTTTGAAAAAAGAAAGAATTTCTCTTGCCTTGTGGCGTAAGTTCTGCTATGATCCATGACAATCAAAACTTAGGGCAAATCATGACGGATGAAGTTGAAACAGAAGTTGAAGTGAAGGACCCTGATCTTGAACGCCAATGGAATGAATGGCTCGCTAAGAATGATCCAGCTACCTTTGAAGCTGTTAATGATGATATCCTGCGTGATACTGTTATTAATGATCTGACTAATGTTTCGAAGATGACCGTTGAGGAGTACACATTGTTCCAGAAATGGTGTGAAATTCATGAGCGGTATCCTGTTCGTACAGTTTCTACTTTGTTTGGTGAAGAAATTCAGATGGTCGATAAAGACCAAGAGATGTTCATCAAGCAAATCAAGGCCAACATCTGGTCACCTAAGGATGTTGATGACTATATGAACCTTCAGCCTGAGTTGATCTATACTAAGGATGCTGAACTGTCTGAAACCTGGAATGCTATTCGTACATTCACTTCGACCATGAAAAACAATTCTAACATTGGTCGAAACCTGAATTACATTGTCATCGATAGGGCCAGCGGCAAGTATCTCGGTGTTATGTGTATCTCTTCAGACTTCCTTGACTTGACACCTCGTGACCAGTATATCGGTTGGGATCGTGTGAACAAGACACAAGGGCATATGATTAACTATACGGCCATTGGTTCTACGATTGTGCCGATGCAGCCTCTTGGTTATAACTATGTTGGCGGCAAGCTTCTCGCATTGCTTTGCCTTTCTGATGAAGTGCAGTATCAGTGGAAGAAGCAATATGGTGATACTCTCATTGGTGTGACAACCACATCTTTGTATGGTAAGAACAAGCTGAATGGTTTGTCTCAGTATGATAATCTCAAGCATTGGAAGAAGATGGGTTTCTCTTCTGGTTCTGTGTCATATGAAACCACGAAGCCGACTGTGAACATGATCCGTGATTGGTTGAAGAAGAACCATACACGCAAGTATTTCGAATGGTATCAGGCCAAGAAGCAGTCTGGGCAACCTTACAAGCGCGACCACAAGAACCGTTCGTATAACTTCACATACTCGAAAATAAATATCCCAAAAGACCTGATTCGTTCAGAACATCAGCGTGGTATCTATTTTGCGCCACTATATACAAATAGCACCGAATTTCTGTGTGGAAAGATTGAAGAAAATAAACTTGAAAAATCTTTCGATACTTCGTATGAAGCACTTGCCAATCTCTGGAAAACCAAGTATGCTTCCAAGAGAATACGGTCATTGAAGGAACAGAGTCGTGTCTCTACCGAAACTTTGTTCTACGATGATCTGATCTACTTGTCATGGGAAGATACCAAAGCTAAGTATCTCGCTCAAGTAGGTCGATGAAAGATTCTAGGTTCTTAAATTAAAGGCCTAGATGATAAGCTGTTACACTTTAGTACAGCAAAATATGGAGAACTAGACTATGCACACAATGATAACAAGTAAAGATAACCATCTGTATGATGGTAATGTAAACCAAGAACTTCCTAAAATTGCAGGTGCGACTTATGTTGGAAGAAAGTGGGTTCTTTTTAAGAACATACATTTCACACCAACTTCTAACCCATGGCGAGTTTCTGGCGATGATCTAGCTCATATTCTAGAAGTTAAGTCTAGTCTTGAATATGGTATCGATTTCAAAGCCGACTTGCCGATATTATATGTACTTCCTTCTCCTAAAATAGATTCTAAAGGTGATGTGCAGGCCTATGGTTTGAATGCCGGTAATCATAGGTTAAAAGCTCTTGTAGCCTTAGGCTATGAAGGATATTGGTTTGATATCATCAAGGTCGGTGAAGAAGGATTTGGAGTTTTAAGAACTCTTACCGTCGTCAGTTGTAGAGAGAATACTAGTTTACCTAAAAAGAGGGCTGACAATGATGATATCATTTCAGCAGTCACCAATGTGGTAAATAATAATCAGGTTAAGAATGATCTCTCTGCTATAAGAGAATATGTTGAAGAATGTTGCCCAACATTCTCTAAGACAAGAGTAACTACAATTGCCAAAGCGGTTGGCGCAAGAACTTTTTCAACAAACGACAAGTTTGTAAATTGGAATGGATATCTTAATCTAGAAGATACCATCAAGAAAAATTTCGATAGGGCTTCACATGGTACTTTAGACACGAAGAGAGATGAATATGGTTTCACCATGCTTGACGGCGGATATCATATTAAAGGTATGTACCATGTTATGTCTAAGTTTTATGATGATCGTAGGTCTTCATATATCATTGGTCATGTAAGAAATCCTGACAGCGAAGGATCTCTGGTCAAAAACAGGCTATCGTTTTTGAAGAACCTTGAAAATTTCGAAGAAATGTTGTTGACTATTTTTGAGTACTATGAAGAGAATAGAAAATTTCCTTGGTATGTTGAAGGGTTTCTTCCTCAAAATACAGGAAATGAAATCGATGCTATCAACAACGGTGAAATCTTAAAGTTCACAATCAAAGAACTTGAAAAGAATAAGGCCAAAATCGATGCCGATAGATTGAGTAAGAAACTTGGTGTCTCAACAACAAATGTTCTTCCAATCAAAGAAGACGAAGACTGCGACGCTTGATTTCCTTACATAGATAGCCTACAATATAGAAGGTCGGGAGCAATTCCGACCTTCTTTCGTTATGTAACAAACTCTGTTACAAACATCTGGTTGACATACCCGCCAAATCCTCTATAATATACATATGTTGAAGAGAGGTTCTAGGAATGACGGTAATCGCAAGCCAATCCAAATCAGT